GGGGACTACATTTGTTAAGTCCTTTTCTGTTACCTGTACGCCAGGTGAAACTTGAAACGCCATTCCAATCTCCTTTAAATAGAAATGTTATTGAAAGTATTTATAAAGATGGGGTTTTTCATTATACTTTTTGATGTTATAAATAATTTTATGACACATTATGAAAAATACAAAGATGTAATTAAGGAAGGAGTTAGAAAGGCTCGTAGAAAACGTGATATATGGATTAACGAATACCTTGCCGAGAAGGTATGTACATATTGTGGGGAAGCAGAAACGTGTACACTGGCATTCTACCCTGACAACAAAGAGATCCGAATCATTTCAAGATCGAAAGGACTCAGAGAAAAACTTCGATTACCAATTTTGGAACGGATACAAAAGAATAAGATTGTATGTATGAATTGTTTTTTAAAATTAAAGAATGATATTCAGTTATCACCAATCCTCTAAATATTCTCTATTGGAAGATACAACAGGATTCCAGACCGAACCAAATTCATCTATAGTTTCTCCAATCTTCTCTCCATGTTCATCTCTAACCCCATCTAAGACAAATCCAAATGGAGCCATGTCTTGATCTACCAGATTTTCTTTATCTTTCCAGAGTTGTTTACGAATATCTAAATTGACTAATTCCTTAAAATAAGTCTGGTCTGTCAACCATGCAAACAGTACTAAACACATAACTAGGTCATCAGAGTTACCATCAGAACCCTCATATGACTGCCCCTTGACAACAAAAGAAGATAGTTCTACGATAGTATCAAAGTCGCATACTAAAAGTTTATCATCTTCTATCAGAGTTTTCAGGTTAGAACATCCCACTTTTTTAAGAGACTTGGTGGTTCTCACACCTAATTGAGCTTTCTTTCCAGAAAATCCACCCCCCGCAATTTGTCCATTTCGACCATGCATTGTGGTCATAATCATATTGTCATACTCCATATCGAATTGCATAGCATCTGCAATCTGAGCTCCTATGTCATTGATCTCAATCATAACATATGCAAGATTGTATGCCTTTGCGACCTTATGAATGACTATTGGGAAATGCATTGGTTTTATCTCATTATCCCTATACACCGCAACTTGTCTGTAAGGAAGTTCTGATACATCCATTATCACAAATGCAGAGTAATCACTACTAATACCCCTAGAAACATCAACAGTCATTACATATGCGGATTCTGGATTTGGTTTTTCATATACTTTAAGTCCTGCATTGGTTGTGAGTGGTGTGGAATGAGACAATGCACCTAACTTTTGGCCGTGAATTAGAGTATTTACAGAACCTAAGAAAGAACAATCAAACTCTGTCTGAAACTGTTCCTCACCAATATTCTTGATAGTTTCCTCCTGCCAGGCCTTATCCCTACCAGGCACTTCACTCCAATGTACCTCTATGGGAATGTAAGTGTTATTCCCATTCTCTGCATCGTTCCACATCTTGTAAAACATATTCATGCCGTTTGGTGTACTCACCATCATCACTTTGGATTCTTTACCAGAGGAAATTGTAGGATATACTGAACTAAGGAATTGAGCTGCAATGTTATTAGGAACGTATGCAAACTCATCTAGGAAGATTATGTTGTAAGAACCACCTCGAACCGCAGAGGCAGAAGTTGAACTAGCAAGAATCTTTGAGCCATTTTCTAGTTCCAAAGACCCCTTGTTCCATGTCATGACTCCCTGTTGTAACCAATCTGGAAGATGTTCGTATGCAAGTTGGAGTCTACCAAGTAAATCTCTTGCAGTAACAGCTTTGTTTGCAAGGATTGCAACATTGACTGTTTCGTTGAAAAGTGCATAGTGTAACAGATATGCAATAATTGTGGTGGATTTTCCTGACTGTCTTGGAAGTTTGCAGATGGTAAATCTCTCCGTATGGAAAGTCCACATCATCTGGCGTTGGAATTCATAGAGCTTAAAAGGTATCAAACCCTCATCTAGGCTCACTATTTTGATGTAATTCTCTGTGAAGTAAACAGGATCTTCTAAACACTTAGTGTATTCTTTTACTTTTTCTTTTGTCCATTCTATCTGGACATTGGCCCGTTTTAGATTCGGGTTATCACGATATACATCAGGCATTACTTTTTATTCTTTATCAGTTGTTGTAATTCTTTTGTAGAACCAACGAATAGAGAATTATTAGTAGTTACATTTTGAGGTTGGTCAGTCTCCCTGAGTTTCTTTTTTGTGGTTTGGAGATTGACCAATTTCTCTACGTTGTCCGCATTGGTCTTTAGGAGTTGTCCAGCAACTTCGTAGGCTCGAGGATGTTCCGTTTCTTGAGCAACTTGCATAATACCATCAAGTGCATCTTGTCCACGTTCAACTATATGGTAAAGATTCTCTCTACTATATTTGAAATCATCCTCATTAACATCTTCAGTTTGAGGTCTAGGAATCACAGTAACGGTTTGGTGTGTGGAGGCAACCGTTTTTTTATCTGCAATCCCTAGTAGTTCGTTGATTTTTTCCATTACTCATCACTTCCTGTCTCTGTATTATAGGTCTTTGCATCTTCAAAGAATGATGAAGCTTCGTTAAATCCAAAATCATCATCAAGTCCAGCAGTTGCAGGGGATGGTGTAACAGTAACACGTTGTTCACGTTTAGGTGCAGCTGATGCTGAATCCGTATACTGGTCTACTTGTACTTTCGTTGTAACCTGACCAGTACTGACAGGCCCGTACAAGTAACATTTTGCAGTAAAAGACATTGTGTAGATTAGAGCTCGTCTGTCTCCAAAATCACCTTCGTAGTTGTCCTCATAATTAACACCAGTTAATATGATGGGAACATCTCTCTTACTACTCATCTGAACAATATCGTTGATAGTGATCGTGTAGTCAGGTTGAAAATATGGTAGAATCTGTTCTACTATTTGCAACGCATCATCACTATTCTTTGACATAGCATATAATTCAAAGTCAATATTGTAAGGAACAGGCATATACTGAGTATCTACCTTGTTACCAGCAGTACCAGCCTTTTTTACTTTTTGAATCTTGTTCAGTTTTCTTGTGGGATCATATGCAATCTGTCCTATTTCAAAACCAATTCTTGGTAATGTGATTGCAACTGATTTGTTTAGATTAGGATCTTCTGTCAATCTAGCTAGAAACTTCTGTTTTGCTCCGTAAGCAAGTGGAACTTTCATAGATTGTATTACATTACCAGAACTATCTTTTCTAGTAATGTGAATGTCGTTAAAGAGTGTGCCAAATCCTACGACACACTTTCTCATAGTTTCGTGATAAAAAGTACTTCCAAGCATTATTATACCTCACCAAATGGGTTCATTTCAGAAAAATCAAGTATGGAATCACCTTGAGTTTCAAACCAATCAGAGTCAGAAGAAGTGTCTAAAGTACTTACACTATAAGCTTCACTTACAATCCAATCTCCATTTTCAGTTATTAAATAATTAGTTCCTGAATCAGTTCCAGCTTCTAATATAATTTGATATGCAAGTGCATCTAGAGACTCATCGGTTTCGATTGCGTCTATTGCATCTAGACCAGTTGCCATATCTTCATGACTGTATTCAAAAGTACGACATCGCATTTTGTATACTGGTAAGTTCTGTAACTGATAAAATGGATCATCATGGTCTACAAAACTTATTTCAAATAATTTCTTTCCGTCTGGAAAGTAAATCAAATCACCCTCATTAGGGCGTGTACTAACAATTAAATTTGCATCTAAAGATATTAATTGTTCAAACCTTCTCTTAGAAACTACAAACGTAGCTTCATCCTGCATATCAATACCGAATCTGGTCATCATTTCTTTCTGACCTTCGTAACCTTCTAAGTTATCAAGATACATCTCTATGATATATGCATCATTGAAAGAACTTGAAGTATCTTCACCAAACAAAGTATCTTTATTGACCAACTTTCTTGGAAGGTAATATACATCCTGCCCAAATACCGAAAGTTGTTCGATAATTAGATTCTCGTATAATAATTGTTCAGATGTAGATCCTGTATTAAAATATACATTCGTTGGCATATTATCCTATCATCATGTCTGCTGGTAGTCCATATCCATTAAGGAGTTGTTCTTCCAGTAGTTTTATTTCTTCATCTGCTTGAGAATAAATTGTTTCACCATTCATTTGAACACCGCCTAACATTGATACCCCATTAAACTTGAGCAAATTTGCACCCCATTGTTTCTTGATGAGTGCAGTTGCATATTTTTTGAGAAACAAGTCATTATATACATCCGTGTATACCGCAGGATCTAACTTCCTGTAACACTCTATTACAAAAAACTGATCTGCAGCTACTTCATTTGGCCAATCCATATCCAAGTAAAGTCTATTCTGATGTTGATTGAATCGAATAGGAACTTCCCCTGTCATTAAATGGTCTATCATATCTAATTGTTCTTGTAACATTTGATAATTGACCATAGAAGTAGAAGTGAAATCCCATAGGTCATTTAACCTCATTTGATATTTTAAATCAAACATTGGAACAGTTGAATGATCTGTTATTGGGAATATTCTTAGTACAGAAATCACAGGAGCTGGTAAAGGCAACCATACTTTTTGTTCTAACCAAGAATATGCACCTCCTGTATTATCTATTGAATCTGTAACATTAGTAGTTGCATCTGTAGATCCTCTTGTAATTTGATCAGCAGTCATCTTGTATTTGAGATACATTCTCTCAACACCATCCATATGATACTCTGCAAAATACTGAAGTGCATCATCAATACGATCATCACATTGGTCTGGATCTACATTAACTTCAATAACTGGTTTTCCTAATGCTCTTAAACAATGTTCTTTAAGTGTTGTTTTTGTTGTTGGTGTTGCC